CCGCGTTGAACCGGGCGACGCCGTCGTACGTCCGGCGGCTGCTGGCGTGGGCAAAGAAATTTCCGGTCCCGGGCCGAAAGTGATGGACAAGCGCCCATCCCGTCGATAGTCTCACTCTCGGCGCATTCCGCGCCTATAGGAGAAGACCGATGAAGCACGAGATTGTTCCCGTCTCGACGGGCCACCTGACCCCGATGCAGCGGGTGCAGCGCAACGAGGAGGCGGTGGCCGCGGTGGCCCACGCCGTGAAGAAGGCGTACATCAAGCGGATCGGCGATAAGGGCTACCTGATGGTCGCCGGGGCGCAGGCGGTCGGTTCGAGCCTGGGCTACACGACGGCCGTCGAGCAGCTGCGCTACGTTCCGCCGACGGAGCACTTGCCGGGCTACTGGGAGGCGACGGCCGTGGTCTACGACCAGGGCGAGATCGTCGGCCGCGGCATCGGCAGCGTCTTTGAGGACGAGCGGCAATGGTCAAAGCGCGACTATTTCGCTCGCCAGATGATGGCGCAGACGCGAGCCACCGGCCGGGCGCTCAAGGGCGTCATGGGGTGGGCGACGGCGTTGCTCGGTGCCGAGGCGAGCCTCGCCGAGGAAATGCCCGCAGACGGCCCTACGATGCCCCAGGAGGCGTCCGAAGCGCCGCGACGGCTGCCGAGTCCACCGAAGGCTCCGAGCGCCCCTAAAGGGCAGGAAGGCGGCCTTCGCCGCGTTCGCAGCGTTCTTGCGGCAATCCAAGCCAAAGAGTCCAAGGCCGGGAAGCCGTACTACCGCGTCGGCCTCGAAGCGCAGGACGGCGTGACCGAGTGGTTTACGTCGTTCGAGGAGGTGTCGATCTCGCCAGGTGTGTTGGTCGAGGTGACGCTGAAGCCGTACCGGGATGGCGAAGTGGTCGCCGACGTTGTCGCCGTGACGAGCGACGAGGAGGTGCCGTTCTAATGGCCCGCAACCACTCCAGCGACGTTTTCCGGCTTGCGCCGTGCCTGACCTCGGACGAGCTGCTGGTGCTTCTCGCCCTGGCTGATTACGGCGAGCGGATCTTCCCGTCGCAGGCGGCGCTCGCCGCCAAGACGCGGCTTCACCGCAGCACGGTCAACAAGGCGCTTCAGTCGCTCCGGAAGAAGGAGGTGGTGCAGGCCAAGGGCTTCGGGAAGGCGCTCACCTACATGCTCGACCTGTCGCCCGCAGCGACAGGTACCTGTCGCCCAGAGCGACAGGTGGTGTCGCCCGCAGCGACAGGTGGTGTCGCTCCCAGCGACAGGGATCCTAACTATAGAACTAACCATCAACCTAACCCCGTGGCGGCTGACGCCGCACAGGGGGGGAGGCAGGATTTTGATGAGCTGGTCAAGCGGATCCGAGTTCGCGATCCGCGAGCCGACATCGACGCACAGCGCCGGGTCTGCTCGAGGGTGTTTGAGCAGCACGGCCTCGCCAAGGATGACATGCCGCCAGCCTGGCGTCTGCTGTGCTTGAACTGGGCACGGACCGGGAACTCGCCCTACGACGTGCTTCAGCGCATCGTGACCAGCCTCGAAGGCGCTCGCGACGTTCGGGCGGTGGTGCTGCACAAGATCAAGGGGGTGGCAGCGTGAAACGACCAAATTGGAGATTTCGGTACGAGACAGAAGTGAAAAGGAATATCGACATCGCTTTTGTTGCTGACCAATTGCGAAATGAAATCGTTGCATTGCGCGGCCAAATTGATCTATTGACCTTTGAGCGCGACGAGGCGAGGCGGGAGGTGTGTGGGTGGCAGGGATTGGACACGGGTAGCACGCCACGCAACACCGCAACGGTGCGAGGTTGGGATTGCTTTAAGGAGGACGGCAAGTGAGCGCCCAACAACGCCGAATCCATGAAATCACCACGTTCCTCGAGGTGAATCGCAAGCACCTCCCAGGCGTCGTGGCGACGTACCTCGAAGAATTGCTGTACATGCACAAGCACCTCGCCCAGGCGAGTGCTCGGCAGACGCAGGAGATCAGCGATCTTCGCGCCTTGCTGTACGGCAACCCGGACGCAAAACACGACCGGCCACCGGCTACGCCTTCGCAAGTGTGGCGGCAAGGGCAATGGGTGGACGCATGACCCAGTCACGCAGTAAGGGCAAGCGGGCCGAGCTCGAAGCAGCACGCGACGTAGGTGAGCTGCTCGGTGTCATGTTCCACCGGACGCAGCAATTCAACGGCAAGGGGTCGGGCGACATCGAGCCGATCAAGGGCCCAAAGACCGTGCATTGGGAGGTGAAGCACTACAAGGCAGGGCTCACATGGTGGGTCAAGCGAAGCGAGGACACGGCGCTCCTCGTTGCTGGCGAACTTGCCTACTGCCGGTTGAAGCACTTGCCAGGCATCCTGCGGCGCAACTACCTCGCGTATAGCAGCGTGACATGCGGCTTCGCCGAACGCTGGATGGCGCAGGCGGTGCATGATGCGAAGGCCGACCAGGTGGCTGTGGTGGTGTGCAGACAGGATCGTGCGCCATGGCTGGTCGTGTGGCGGCTCGAAGACACCGAGCGCATGATCGACGCTGTCAACGGAATCGCTAATGCGCCGGTTTAGGTTCGAGGGTGGCTTGGGCAAGGCATACGACCATGGCAAGTCGATGCAGCACTCGCGTGGTGGGACATGGACACGCATTGCGAAGCAGCACAAGGCCAACAACGTGCAATGCGCTAAGTGCGGTTCGATTGTGGATCTCGAAGCAGATCACATCGTGCCGCTGCACCGTGGTGGAACCAACGACGCATCCAATCTGCAAAGCCTTTGCCGACAATGCCATACGATAAAAAGCGCATCGGAAAGGCAATGAATTGCACCCCCCCATCGGGGCCGAGGGGGGTCGATTCGCATGGGCACCGCGTTGTGGGGACCGCCAAAACCGAGACGCGGCGCAAGCATCGGCGCAAGCCGGGTTTATGCGCCGACGCCGCGGACGCCTACGCCCGTGCGGTGGTCGATGGGTCGATCGTGGCGAACGCCCGTATCCGCGATTCGTGCCGTCGGTACCTCGCCGAGCGGGCGAAGCCAGGCGAGCACGGCGTGTGGTGGGACGAGCAGCTCGCCGAGGACGCCAGGGCGTTCGCGCTGAAGTGCGGGCAGGGCGCGGAAGCTGGCGCGGGCCAGCCGCTCGTCTGGATGCCGTGGCAATGCATGGTGGCCATGATCCTGCTCGCCCGTCGGCGCATGGTGGACGGCCGCAAGTCTGACACGCCAGCGACCAAGGCGCTACTCCTGGCGGTCGCCCGCGGCAACGGGAAGACCGAATTCGCGGCGAGCCTGCTGATGGCGGCCATGCGGGACGGCTCGACGCGGCTTGAGTTCGCAAGCGTCGCGCCGGATTCGCGGCTCGCGCAGAAGACCTTCGAGCGCATGGCGGTCATGTCCGAGACGCTCGGCGTCTCCGAGTGGAAGTCAACCGGCGGCTCGACGCCAGCGCACCCTGGGCGGGTGAAGCACGGGAACAATCGGTACATATCGCTCCCATGCACCGACAAGGCGCTTGACGGGCTCACGACCCGCATGGTGATCGCCGACGAGGTCGCCCGCATGGAGAAGGCGTTCGGCCGCCTGCTGACGGGACTCGCCAAGTTCCCGACGTCGCAGCTGCTCGCCATCACGACGCCTGACCCCGAGCAGAAGACGCGGCCCATCTGGGGCTACTGGGACGCCCTTGAGCGGGCCATTGCCGACGGCACCCCGTACCCGGCGGGCTGGTGGCCGATGCTGTACGGGCTCGAACAGGATGACCAAGCGTCGGACCCGGCCGCCTGGCCGAAGGCGCACCCGGCGCTGAACGTCATCATCGACCCCGGCCAGCTCGAACTCTCGGCGCGGACGATGCTTGAGTCGGGCGACCCGGCGCAGATCGCCGAGTTCGAGACGCAGCTCGCCTGCCGGTACCACGAACTCGCCACGACCGACATCGACCTTGCCGTGCTTGAGCGGCAGATGCAGCCGTCGGACTGGACCCGACTCCAGGGCGCACCGGCGGTCATCGGGCTTGACCTGTCCCGCGGCGGCTACGGGCCGCAGCTCGACCTCACGACGTTGTGCCTGATGGTCGTGGACGGCGGCGTCATCCGGGCGCGGAACGTCTCCTGGTGGGCCGGGACCGACATGGGGCGCGACGAGAAGCGGTGCAAGCAGCCGCTCGGCGCGTGGGTCGAGCAGGGCCACCTCCGGCGGATGCCAGGCGAATGGCACGATATGACCATCGTGGAAGCAGAAATCGAGAACCTCATGCACCAATTCGGGGTCAGAAAGATCGGCGTTGACCCGCACCCAAGCCAGGCAAAGGACATCAAGCGTTGGATAGACAAGGGCTGGCCGATTGTCCCGGTGGACCAGTCGATCCGCACGATGGCACCGGCGTGGAAGCTCTGGGGCGACCTCCTGAAGTCAAAGCAGCTGCACTACGAACCCGACCCGGTGCTTCGAGCGGCGCTCAACTCGGTGCGCCTGATCGCCGACAACGTCGGCAATATCCGGCCGGTCAAGGGCCGCAGCTCCGGCAACACCGACGCCGTGGTCGCGGGGAACATGGCGGCGCTGCTCATGGAGCATCACCAAGTCCGAACCGCCACCGGCTTGAGCGCGTCAACTTGTCCTCTCGGATAGACCGTGTTTGCCGGATTTGGCCTTGACGATTTTGGGCACTTGTGTTCTATGCGACCGTGGGCCTCTTCTCACGGTTCTTCGGATTCAAGTCGGGCGTCGCGATCTACACGCGACCGGAGCCCGTCATGGCCGGTCCGGCCGATGGGATTCCCGCGGTCCTGCGGGCGACGCAGCTCATTTCGGCAGACATCGCCCGGCTGACGGTCAACGTGTACGACAACAGCGGGCAGAAGCTGCCGGATCACCCGGTGGCCATGCTCCTCAACCGTGACGCCAGCCGGTGGCAGTCGGGCTATGAGTTCCGGCGCTACACGACGTCGACGGCGCTCATGCACGGCAACGGGCTGGCGCTGATCCGCCGCGGGTCGGACGGGTCGGTCGCCGAGCTTCAGCCGGTGCCCGCGGACGCCATGAGCGCCGAAATCCGCGACGATGGTGTTGAGTACCGCGTCGGCCAGACGGTGCTCGCGCAGGATCAGATCCTGCACATCGGCTGCTACCCGGATCACCTGAACCCCTGCTGGTACCGCTCGCCGCTCGAAGCAGCGCGGTGGACGATGCAGTTGGCGGCCGACGAGTCGGCCGCCCATGCGTCGCTCGTCAAGACGGGCAGCATGGGCAAGGTCGCCATCACGCACCCAGGCGCAATGAGCGACCAGACGGTGCAGGCCATCCGGGACGCCTGGATGAACATGCATGCCACGGCCGACGGCGCGTCGCGCCCGCTCATCCTGCGCGAAGGGATGAAGGCCGAGAAGATCAGCCAGGAGACGTCGGGCACCATGCTCGAATCGCGGCGCTTCTCGGTGCAGGAAATCGCCCGCGCCTTTGGCGTCCCGCCGGAAATGCTGTTCCAGCAGGGCGGCGGGGCGCTCTCAAGCCAGGCCGAAACGGCCCGCGCATACGCCGACGGAGCCATCGCCGCATGGGCAAGCGCGTGGGAGTCGGAGCTCACGCGCAAGCTCTGCGGTCCCGGCGAGACGGTCCGCATCGACACCACGCCGATTACGCGGGGCA